GGTCACGGCCGCATCGCGCAAAGGCCCCATGGATGTCATGCCCTACGGCCCGATCATCATGGGCATCGACGTCGCTCGCTTCGGTGATGACGGCAGCTCGATCAGCCTGCGCCAAGGGCGCGTGCTACTGCGCCAGATCAACTTTCGTGGTGCTGACGTCGTTGACGTGGCAGGTCGTGCCAAGGAGGTCTACCGCGAGCAGATGGGTGACATTGCCCAAATCGCGGTCGACACCATCGGTATTGGCTCTGGCGTGGCCGACATCCTACGCCGCGACTTCGGCGACATCGTGGTGGACGTCAACAGCTCGCTGCGCATGAGCGACGGCAAGAGCTACAACCTACGTGCCCACATGTGGCGCGAGATGCGTGAGTGGCTCAAGGCTGGCGCTTCAATTCCAAACGATAATGCGCTGATCACGGATCTGACTGCTTTGCAGTACGGCTACAAAGGCGGCGAGCTTTTGCTTGAGAGCAAGCAAGACGCCAAGAAGCGCGGCATCAAATCACCAGATAGGGCTGACAGCTTGGCCCTGACATTCGCTTACCCAGTCGAGAAGAAAGACGATTGGGTGGTCCCAACAGGGCAGCACCATGCTTGGGCTGCACTCGACGAAGTAACGGGCTATTGAGGTAAACCATGAACCAAGAAACAAACAATCGCGATTTCGCAGTCATTGACGGCGAAGATGTCATGACGCAAGAGCAGCATGAGCAGCGCATCAAGCAAGAGGTCGAGCAGCTGCACGGCGTCTTCTCCAAGATGCGCGACAAGTGGGTGCAGTACCGCGCAGTGTCTAGCGTTGAGAAGCGTTGGCGTCGTGCGGCTCAGCTCTATTGGGGTGAGCACAACAGCACCACTGGTGAGTTCGAGAACACGTTACGTAACGGCCCGCCCGCGCGCAAGGTGACCGACGGCAATCGCTCACGCGTCGTGGTCAACATCGTGCGCCCCAAGGTGGACCAAGCCATTGCTCGCATGTGCGAGATCTTGTTCCCCACCGACGACAAGAACTGGGGCATCAAGCCCACGCCAGTGCCAGAAGTGGCTGCCATGCAGGGCGACGAGCGCCCCACGGTGAACCCAGCCACGGGCGAACCCACTGGCATGACCGCCAACCAAGAGGCGCAGGTCGTGATCGAGGCTGCCAAGAAGTCGGCCGAGGGCATGGAGAAGTCCATCGACGACAGCCTCACCGAGTGCAGCTTCAATGGCGAGAGTCGCCAACTGATCGACAACGCTGTGCGATTGGGCACAGGCATCATGCATGGCCCCTTCCCTGCCCGCCAATCGAGCAAGGTATGGCTACCCCAAGAGGGTGGCACGCAAGTGCTTCAAATCAACGAATCAATCGTCCCAGCGTCAGAGTCGTTGGACCCATGGAACGTGTTCTTTGACCCAGCGTGCGGCAACGACCACCAACGCGGTCGTGGTTTCTTCATTCGTCGTGACGTAACGCGCAAGGAACTGCGCCGCCTTGTGGGGATTCCCGGCTACGACGCCGACGCCGTCCGCGAAGTCCTCCGCTCCCCACCCAATCGCATCCGCGTCGCCGAAGGCCGCGTCATGCGCGACGTCATCCAAGAAGACAGCTACGAGATGTGGACCTACCACGGCGAGATCGAGCCTGACGAAATGGAATTGCTCACCTCGCGCACCAACGTTGACCCCTTGACCGACGTCGACTTCGGCGTGCTGATCATGGTCAACGACAAGATCATCGGCGCCATGCAGTCTTGGGTCGAAGACAAGAGCCTGCCCGTGGATGTGTGGTGTTGGCGCAAGGCCGACGACATGCCACAAGGCTTTGGCCTATGCGACGAGTTGGAGCACCAACAGCGCGTGGTCAACTCTGCTTGGCGCCAAGTCATGGACAACGGTCGCACCTCGTTGGGTGGCCAAGTCGTCATGAAAAAGGGCATGGTCATCCCACAAAACGGCAGCTACGAGATCACCCCCAACAAGATTTGGTTGGCCAAGGATGACACCGAAGACGTCAGCCGCGCCTTCAACGTGTTCGAGTTCAATAGCCACTTGGCTGAGCTTTTGCAAATCGCTCAAGCCGCCATGACCTTTGCCGACCAAGAGACGGGCATGCCCCAAATCATGGGCGGCGAGAAGGGCAGCGCACCTGAGACCGTCGGCGGCATGGTCATGCTATACAACAACGCCAACAGCGTGCTGCGCCAACGCGTCAAACTGTACGACGACTGCATCACTCGCCCGCACATTGGTCGCTACTACGATTGGAAGATGGCCAACGATCCAGATCCAGAGATCAAAGGCGACTACGAGATCGATGCACGCGGCTCAACTGCACTGATCGAGCGCGACATCCAAAACCAAGCCCTCCTGAACTTGGCCAACATCACCAACAACGAGCGCTACATCCCTCACCTCAAAGAGCGTGCCGAGTTGTCTGCCATCCTGAAGGCGTTCAAAGTCAACCCTGACGAGCTGATGAAGACCGAGGACGAGTACGCTCAGTTCATGCAGCAGCAACAGCAGGCCGCGCCTCAGCAAGACCCACGCATTGCTTCCGCAGAGATGAAGGCTCAGACCGAGATGGCCAAGCTGGAAGATAACAAGGAGCAGCGTGCATTCGAGGCGCAGAAAGAGCAGGGCGAGTACGAGATCGCAATGACTGGCGCCTCCATCACCCGCGACCTTGGCATCGCTAAGCTCGAGCAGGACGGCACGCTGACCCGCGAAGAGATCGCAGCCAAAGAACGCTTGGCCTCACTCGAGATCAACAACGAGCGTGAGCTGTTCAACGCCGAGGCCGCCTTAAAGGTGAATCAAGGTAGCGGAATTTAATTTGCACGCGCCATGAAAATGATGTACTATTCGCGTCGGGTCAGTGTCTTTGCATACGGGCCTACGGTTTTTTCATGAGCCATTGGTTGAGGCGGTCCCTTAAAAAAGGACCGCCTTTTCTTTTACGGAGACGACATTGAAACTTGAAGATTTCCACAGCCCATGTTGGAAGCGGCTTTCGCAACTTGTTGATGAACGGATCGACGAGTTACGAAAGCTCAATGACTCTGAACTGAGTCCTGAGCGAACATCCTCGGTGCGTGGTGGCATCAAGGAGTTGAAAAAGATCCTCGCCCTTGCTGATGAAGCAAGCGCGGGAGCAGCTGTTGACCCCGATGAATTAAGCGGCGTCGACAATACCCGCCAGTAATGGTGACAAGTGAGACGACAAACCAATGAACGTACAGGAACGAACCAATCCACAAGACGAAGCCCAGAAGATTTGGGACCAGCTCGAAGCAGAGGACGATGGCAAGGCATTGCCAGAAGACGACGCATCGGGAACTCAGGCAACTGAGTCATCGGATTCGCAACAGCCAGCAGATCAGCATGCAGCAGCACCCGCCGACAAGGCCGATGCACAAGCAGCAACTGATGCCGCAGGTAATGAGCAATCGTTGATGGACAAAATCGCTGGCTTGGAGAGCATGCTCGGCCAAGTGACAAATCGTCTTCGGAATGCAGAAGGTCATATCGGTGGCTTGAATGGTCAGTTGAAGCAACAGCAACAACTAGCCAAGCAAGTAGCCAACTCAGGTGGCGAAGCGCCCAATGCGGATCAAATCCGTCAAGCGCAATCGAACCCAGAGGCCATGGCCAACTTAAAGCGCGACTACCCAGAGTTCGCGGACGCAATGGAGTCTGCCTTAAAACAGCAGATGCAAGAGCAGGAGCAGCGCATTCAAGCGTTGCTCAAAGATCAAAAGGGTGGCGTGAGCCACGAAGAGATCGCTCAAATGCGTTCAGAGCTGGCGGTGGAAGCAAAGCATCCCAATTGGCAAGATCGTGTACAGACGCCTGAATTTGTGGGTTGGCTGCAACGCCAACAACCCGAGGTACAGATGCTTGCGGCGAGCGAAAGCCCGCGAGATGCAATTCGATTGCTTGATCTGCACCACGAAGCCATGAACTCAGCAACGTCAGCAAACAAAACGCAGCGCCTTAGCTCTGCGGCGGCCATCCCTTCAGGTCGCAGCGGTTCGTCAGTACGAACCAAAGCGGTTGAAGATATGACGCCACAGGAATATTGGCGCTATCTCGACGAACTCGATAAATCAAAAGGTAAATAACCATGCAAACCTATTCCTTAGTTCCCTCACGGAACCTCATCATGGCCGAGCGCGAAATGCTCAAGCACGCTATGCCAATCAAAGTTTTGTCTACCTTCGGTACACAAAAACAAATCCCTCAAAACAAGACTGACACCGTGGTGTTTCGTCGCGCTTTGCCTATCGATGCTGGTACTAACGGCGCACCTAGCGTGACCGCAAGCAACTACTTGATGCAAGAAGGCGTGACTCCAGCAGCTCGCACTATCACGTATCAAGACGTGCAAGTAACTCTGCAACAGTACGGCGTGTTGATGAAAATCTCCAGCAAAGCTGAGTCGATGTATGAAGACGACATCCCAGCTGACATGGTGAAATTGGTCGGCGAGCACATGGCTACTTTGGAAGAGTTGATCTCTTACGGCGTGGTTCGTGGCGGTACAAACGTTGTTTACGCTAACGGCTCTGCTCGTACAGACGTGAACACTGCTGTGACATTGAACAAGCTGCGTCAAGCCGCTCGTCAATTGGAAAGCGCGTTCGCTCAGTTGGTGACAGAGAAGTTGGCTGCCTCTGTGAACTACGGCACTCAGGCTGTGGAACCCGGCTACTTGGTGTTCATCCACACCGACTTGGAAGCCGACTGTCGTAACCTGACTGGCTTCGTTCCTGTCGCTAAGTACGGCTCACAAAAGCCCGTGCACGAGCGCGAGATCGGTAGCGTTGAGCGTTTCCGCTTGATCACATCGCCTTACTTCAAGCCATTCTTGGCTGCTGGTGGCACTGTGACTGCTGGCGCTTTCTTGTCAAACGGTGGCACTTCTGGCACTACTGCCGACGTGTACCCAATGATGGTTGTGGGCCAAGAGGCTTGGGGTCAAGTTGCATTGAAAGGCCAAAACGCCATTCAACCAATCTACTTGCCCGCAAAGCAAATCACCCACGCTAACCCAATGGGTCAGTTCGGTTACGTTGGCGCAAACTTCTACAAGAACGCTGTGCGCTTGAACGAAAACTGGATGGTCCGTTTGGAATGCGCAGCCTCTGGCCTGTGATGAGTGAGGGCTTCGGCCCTCATTTCCCTCCCGCAACTTTTTAAGGATTTTCAAAATGTCTGATAACTTATCTCTCTCTCAAGGCGCAACGTTCGCTTTGAACTCTGGCGCTTTGGCCGAAGGCACAAACGCTAACACCATCAAGACTACTGCCGACATCAACTACGTGATCGACGGTCGTTTCTACAGCAAGTCAACCACTGACAACATCGCTATCAGCTACTCTGGCGCCACCGTGTACCAAGCTGCTGCTGGTGGTATTCAAGCTGTCAACGGTGGTTTCACTGGCGGCGTGAACGGTTCTACTCGCATCTACGGTATCTTCTTGGATACAGCTGGTGCGGTGTCGATCTTGCCCGGCCCAATCGTTGACTCTGCCGAGTTGGCTGCTGGCCGCGTTGCCTTGCCTTTCCCAACAGCTCCACGTGGCGTTTGCCCGATCGGCGCTTTGCGCATTGCTTTGACTGCAGGCGTGACGTTCACCCCCGGTAGCACCGACCTCGGCGCCACCAACGTGACCGACACGTTCTACAACTTGGCAGACATGCCAGCCGCACCTCTGACTGCCTAATAGCAGTCTGGCACTCACCTTCGGGTGGGTGCCTCCCCCCCCCTTATCCATGGAGACCATGCAATGACCAAACCCACAACCTACGAACGCAAAGGCACTGTCGACTCGCACAATGTCGACATCGTTAATTCAGTCCAATCAGTCGCGGACGCCACAGATGCCAAGGGCATCGAAATCGATACTGATCGTGTGATCAGCACCGATGCATTTGACAATGCTGTGTTCATGCGCGACGAGTTGATTGTGTTCCTGCAGGAGCCCGGCAACGAGAACGATCCCGCCTTCGTCGAGATCAACGTCAACGGCGACTACCGCTTGGCCGTGCGCGGCAACGAAGTGAAACTGCGTCGCTACCACGTCGCTGTATTGGCCAACGCCAAGCAGTCTCGTGTGCGTCAAACCAAGGTTGTGAACCCAGATGGCAGCATGGGCTTCCGCGAGGACAACGTTCTGTCGTTGACCTACCCGTTCCAAGTGATGCACGATCCCAACCCAAAGGTTGGCGCACCTTGGCTTCGTCAACTCTTGCAAACACCAGCTTAATACATGAACTACCTCGAGCTAACTAAGATGCTGCGCCAAGAGTGCGGCATCGCAGGCACTGGCCCTGCATCGGTCGTTGGGCAGACTGGTGAGGCCGCGCGCCTTGCCACCTACATCAACGATGCTTGGCTCGAGTTGCAAGGCATGTATGACAATTGGGGTTGGATGCGTTTGCCATTCAGCTACCAAACCGTCGCTGAGCAAGGCGACTACGCACCCTCCTCCACCATCAACACTCTGACGGGCGACGCCCTAACAGATCTGCGTTATTGGTGGAAGGAGACCGTGCGCTCCTATCGCACTGACATCGGTATCTACGATGAGCAGTGGTTGGTTGAATGGGAATACCAAGTCTTTCGCAACACCTATCGCTTCAACGCGCAGGTGAGCGGTCGCCCTGTGGTGTTCGCCATTCATCCAACGGAGAAGGCAATGATGCTTGGCCAAGTGCCAAGCGCCGTTTACACCATGGTTGGTGAGTATCAGCGTCTGCCGTCATCTATGACGCTAGACACTGACCTCCCAACAGGTTTGCCTACCCACCTTCACAAAATCATCGTCTACAAGGCGATGCAGTTCTATGGCTTGTTTGAGGCGGCATCTGAAGTGATTGCACGCGGCGAGCGCGGCGAGTCGTCATTGATGGCGCAGCTCGAGCGCGAGTGGCTACCTGAAGTTTCCCTCGGCAACCCATTGGCATAAGGAGCCGAGATGGCTAGAAATCAAGTCCAGCTCCCCAAGGTCAACTACGAATTGATGAACCTCGGCGGTGGCTTGGATCAAGTCACGCCTACGTTGTCGCTGCCGTCTGGCTACGCACGACGTGCCGCCAACTTTGAGTGCTCGATCAATGGTGGCTACACGCGCATCGCTGGCTATGAACGCTACGACGGGCACGACAGTCCATCGGCCGCCAACTACAACGTCTTGATCTGCGCACTCACTGGCACTGTTGCCGTGGGTGACACCGTTACGGGCGTAACGAGCGCAGCCACTGGCAAAGTGATTGCGCGCGATGGCACAAAGGTTGTGCTCGCTCGAGAGACTGGCACGTTTGTCAATGGCGAAACAATTCAGGTCAGCTCATCAAACGTGGGCACTGTGACGTCTGTGCAGGGCATGGACGTTGACGGCTTGACGGATGCAACCTACAAGGGGTTGGCAGCGGATGAGTATCGAACGTCGATTGCGGCGGTACCCGGCTCAGGGCCAATCCTTGGCGTCGCCTACTTCAACAACACCGTCTACGCTTGGCGCAACAACACCGCCGCCACCGCCGCCAAACTCTACAAGTCCACCTCCTCTGGTTGGTCCGAGGTCGCCCTTGGCTACGAGATCAAGTTTGATGGCGGCACTGCCGAGATCCTTGATGGCCAAACCGTGACTGGCGGCACCAGCGGCGCAAGCGGCGCGGTCACTCGCGTGGTGCTCGAGTCGGGCACTTGGTCTGCAGGCACTGCCACTGGCAAGCTGATCATGTCCCTCACGCTTGGCACATTCGTCAACAACGAGGCTTTGAGGGTGGGCGGCGTAAACAAGGCTGTGGCCGATGGCACAAGCTCTGCTATCACGCTGGCTCCGAGCGGTCGTGTCGAAATCCAAATCGGCAACTTCGGTGGTGGCACGGCCAACACCAAGATCTATGGCATTGACGGTGTCAATCGCGGCTTTGAGTTTGATGGCACGGTGTACGTGCCAATCAAGACTGGCATGGCCACGGACGTGCCAACGCGCATCGCGGTGCACAAGAACCATTTGTTCTTTGCGTTCGGTGAGTCGCTGCAGTTCTCGGGTATCGGCGAGCCATACCAATGGTCGCCATTGGTGGGCGCGGGTGAGATTGCGCTGAACGGGTTGATTACCAATTTGTTGGTGCTGCCGGGCAACCAAAGCACTGGCGCCTTGGGCGTCTACACCCGCAACGACACCAACATCCTCTACGGCACCAGCTCCGAAACGTTCCAACTCTCCACGTTCAACAGCGGAACTGGCGGCTTGCCATTCACTGCTCAAAACATGGACCAAGCCTACGTGCTCGATGATCGTGGCGTCATGAACATGAACACGTCGCTGAACTACGGCAACTTCGAGTCCAACGCCCTAACGCTGCGCATTCGCCCATTCATGCAGGCGCGTCGCAACTTGGCCACTGGCAGCGTGCTCAATCGCGAGAAGGGTCAGTACCGCATCTTCTTTAGCGACGGCACTGGCATATACATGACTTTCAACGGCAGCAAGGTGCTTGGCATCATGCCCGTGCAGTTCGCCAATGCGGTCACATGCTGCGTCGAGGGCGAGACCCCTGACGGCGCGTCCACCTCGTTCTTCGGCTCGACCAACGGCTTCGTGTACCGCCTTGACGTTGGCACGTCTTTTGATGGCGCCGTCATTCCAGCCAACTTCAACTTGGTCTACAACAGCGTCAAGTCACCTCGCGTTCTCAAGCGGTATCGTCGCGCAAGTGTCGAGCTGACTGGCGACTCGTATGCTGAGATCGCGTTTGGGTACGACTTGGGCTATCGCTCGGTCGAACTCGAGCAAGCCTCTGGCGCCCTGTACTCAAACGACTTGCGCTCGAGCTATTGGGATGAGATGACTTGGGATAACTTTGTTTGGGACGGCCGCGACATCTCTCCATCTGAGATTGAATTGATGGGCACTGCAGAGAATTTGGGTATCCAAATCTCCTCCGTGTCGGCGATAATTAAACCATTCACGGTGAACAACATCATCGTGCATTACTCCATGCGCAGAGGGCTTCGATAATGTCAAACGATTTTTACAACCACGCCACGTACCCAGCACCAAACTCTGCTGGCTCTTCTGCCGCGATGCGTGCAGAGCTGGAGTTGATCAAGGCTGGCTTTGACAAGATGCCAACCCTCACTGGCAACGGCTACAAGTTGGTCGGCGTCAACGCCGCTGGTACTGCGCTTGAGGCTGATGCTCACCTAATGAACGTCGACTTCAGCACGACCAACACTGCCTCTGGTGCAGTTGGTCGACTGACTTGGAACGACACCGATGGCACGCTTGACCTCGGCTTGAAGGGTGGCAACGTCACCCTGCAAATTGGCCAAGAGCAAAACGTGCGCATCTACAACGAGACCGCAACTGGTTTCACAGACATGCAAGTGGTGCGAGTCACTGGCTCGTCAGGTACGCGCCTGACTGCAGACTTGGCACAGGCCAACGCAGAGAACACATCGGCCTCAACATTGGCCATCATGACTGAGCCAGCAGCGTCGCACGCTGAAGGTTTCGCCACCACGTTTGGCCTGATTCGTCAGGTCAATACATCGTCGTTCTCAGAAGGCGCCACGCTGTACTTGTCGCCATCAACAGCTGGTGGCATTACGACCACTCGACCAAGCGCGCCGAATCACACAGTGATCTTGGGTTGGTGTGTTCGCTCTCACGCGACACAGGGTCAGATCTACGTCAACATCAACAACGGCTACGAGTTGGAAGAGTTGCACGATGTGCTGATCACATCCGTGGCTAACAACAACATGCTGCGCTACAACTCGTCTTCGGGTGTGTGGCAAAACATTGCAGGCCCTGCAGGTGCAGTGGTTGGTACGAGCGACACTCAGACTCTGACCAACAAGACCATCAGCGGCGGCACTGTCAACGGCGCTGCCGTCATTGGCCTCAGCTCTCCAACCAACAGCGGCGACGCGGCAACCAAGGGCTACGTCGACACAGCTGACGCCTTGAAGCTGAACCTTGCTGGCGGCACGATGTCTGGCGCTATTGCCATGGGCACAAACAAGATCACTGGTGTGGGCACCCCTACCGCTGATCAAGACGCTGCCACAAAGGCTTACGTCGACTCCATTGCCCAAGGCTTGGACGTCAAGGGTTCAGTCAAGGCTGCGACCACTGCGAACATTACGCTGTCTGGCACGCAAACAGTTGACGGCATCTCGTTGAGCGTTGGCGATCGCGTGTTGGTCAAGGACCAAACATCTCAAGCTGAGAACGGCGTCTACGTCGTGGCCTCTAGCACATGGACTCGCACCACTGACGCCGACACATGGGTTGAGCTGACTGGCGCATTCGTGTTCGTCGAGCAGGGTACTGCCAACGACAACAACGGCTACGTGTGCACGATCTCAAGCGGCGGCACATTGGGTTCGACTGCAGTGACTTGGGATCAGTTCTCAGGCGCTGGCCAAATCACTGCTGGCGCAGGTATGACCAAGTCGGGCAATACGCTCAACGTCGTCACAGCCAGCTCGGGCCGCATCGTTGTCAACGCTGACAACATTGATTTGGCAACTGTCGGCACTGCTGGCAACTATGCCTTGGTCACCGTGGACGCATACGGTCGCGTGACCGCTGGCTCATTGCCCACCACCCTTTCTGGCTTCGGCATCACTGACGCCTACACCAAGACTCAGATCGACAACAGCTTGGCCCTCAAGCTCAATCTGGCTGGCGGCACAATGAGCGGCGCCATTGCGATGGGCACCAACAAGATCACAGGTCTTGGCGCACCCACTACAGACAACGACGCCGTCACTTTGAAGTACGTCAGCGACTTGTATGGCTCAACCGCAAGCGCAGCGTCCTCTGCTGCTGCTGCATTGGTCAGCCAGAACGCTGCGGCGGCAAGCCAATCTGCGGCCGCTACAAGCGCCAGCAACGCGTCAACAAGCGAGACCAATGCCGCCGCATCAGCTGCGGCCGCTGCGGCCTCCTACGACTCGTTTGACGATCGCTACCTCGGTCCAAAGTCCACGGCCCCAACCGTGGACAACGATGGCAACGCGTTGCTTGAGGGCGCCCTGTATTGGAACACTGGCATCAGCGCGCTCTACGTCTATGACGGTGCAAGCTGGAATTTTTACGGTGCGGCAGATCCTGCTGGCACAGCGGTCGCGATGGCAATCGCTTTGGGTTGATTAACAAGGAATCAAAATGGCAAACAATTTCACCTCCTACGCCAACAAAGATGTCGGCACATCCGCAGCTACTGTGGTCACCGTCGGCTCTTCGACTCAAACCACCGTCATTGGCATGTCGTGCGCAAACACCACGGCAAGCCCCGTGACTGTTGACGCTTACATCACTCGTTCTAGCGTAAACTACTACCTGATCAAAGGCGCGACAGTCCCAGTTGGCAGCGCGTTGGTGATCGTTGGTGGAGACCAAAAAGTTGTGCTGACTACGAGCGACGCATTGAAAGTTGTGTCGTCTGCTGCCGCGTCATTGGACGTGGTCACAAGCGTGCTCAACATCACCTAAGAGGTAGACGATGTCCTTCATTGGCAACACACCAACACAACAGGCTTTTGTCCCAGCCATTGATTACTTCAGTGGCAATGGGTCAACGGTTGCATTCACACTGTCTCGACCTGTGGCCTCGGTTGCTCAGGTGCGAGTCACTGTCAACAACGTTGCGCAAAACCCAAGCACAGCCTTCACTGTTCTCAACAGCACGATCACCTTCACAGGCGCACCGTCGACTGGCGCGAGCAACATCTACGTCGAGTACACCAGCCCAATCACTCAGGTGATGCAGCCAAGCCAAGCAACTGTTGGCACGCTGCAGCTGGTGGATGCTGCTGTCACTGCAGCAAAGCTGTCAAGCACGACAGGCACTGGCGCTGTTGCATTGGCAAGCCTCCCATCATTCCCCACCACGCTTGGCGTTGGTGGCGCTACGGCTTCTGCCTCTGGTTCTGGTGTCACATTCCCTGCAACTCAATCAGCATCATCTGACGCAAACACGCTGGATGATTATGAGGAAGGGACTTGGACTCCGGGCCTTACGTTTGGTGGTGGAGCCTCTGGCATGACATACACCACACAATTGGGCCGATATGTAAAAATTGGCAAACAGGTAACCATTTGGCTGTATGTCGTGCTGTCGAGTAAGGGCGCTTCCACTGGCTCGGCGAAAATCACTGGATTGCCGTTTACCAACGCATCGGGTGGAGATGCCGAGGGTGCTTCTTATATCCCAAACTATTGGTTAAACATGGCTACCAGCGTAGTACCCGCTGGATATGTCAATGCAAGTGCAACAACGATTGCCATGATAAATAATGTGGCAGGCACAGGCACAGGAGGACTTTCCAATAGCGATTTTGGCAACTCCGCCGCCTTCTACGGCTGTGCAACCTATAGCATCTAACCGCAAAGTTCATTAGCCTGATTGGATTGGTCAGGCCAGACACAAAGGAAAAAAAATGTCACTGCAAGAAACAAAAACCATCGACCAAATCACCGTCACCGAGAACGGCACTGTGTTGTACCGCGAAGCAACTCGCATCCTCAAGGATGGCGAGCAGATCGCTCAGACATTCCACCGCACATCGTTGACACCCGGCCAAGACCTGACTGGCCAACCAAGCAACGTGGCTGCAATCTGCACCGCTGCTTGGACACCTGAAGTCATCGCCGCATACGAAGCGCAAATGGCTGAGGCAGCCGCACGTCAAGGAGCCTAATCATGGCACTAAGCAAAATTGAAGCCGCGTCCGTCAATGGACTTGGCTATGGGTTTAAGAATCGAATCATTAATGGCGATATGCGCATTGATCAGCGCAACGCTGGGGCTAGTGTTAGCGGTCAAGGATTTGCTGCTGATAGGTTTTGCTCGTTTAATCAAACGGATGGGGCTATTACCAGCCAGCAAGTTTCAGACGCGCCAGCAGGATTTAACTACTCTTACAAAATAACTGTAACTACCGCAGACACAAGTCTGGGCACTGTCCAGTACATGGAGCTTCGCCAACTAATTGAGGGCTACAACGTAGCGGATTTAGGTTGGGGTACTGCGTCGGCAAAAACAGTGACGCTTTCATTTTGGGTCAAGTCAAGTCTGACTGGTGCTTTTGGTGGTTCTTTAATGAACTCAAGCGTAAACAGGTCTTACCCGTTTACCTACACCATCAATGCGGCAAACACGTGGGAGTACAAGACCATCACCGTCTCAGGAGACACCACGGGCACTTGGGAGAAAACAAACGGCAACGGCATGTTTCTTATGTTAAACCTTGGTGCTGGTACAGACTTCCAAGGAACTGCTAATGCTTGGGCTGCATCTAGAAAGCAAACAGTTTCAGGTGCGGTCAGCCTTATTGGAACACTCAATGCCACATGGCAAATTACAGGCGTTCAGCTTGAATCTGGCCCAGTAGCAACAGAATTCGACTACCGTCCATACGGTGCTGAGTTTTCTTTGTGCCAGCGGTATTTTCAAACAAACATACCTTACGGTACTGCCCCCGCAAACGGGCTTTCGACATATATTTCGACTGTCATGAATGCGTATAGCACAGGAGGCGGCTACGGAAGCTGGATTACTTTCTCAACGGTAATGAGAGCCACTCCTACGACGTTTACGTTTTACAAACCATCTGCCTCTGTTGGGGCGGATGGTCAGTGGGTGTATTACACAGGTACTTGGGTGTCATTTACAACAACAGGAACGGCTCAGGCTGCGCCTACTGGCTTTGCCATTGAAGCGGTAAAAGGCTCTGCATTTACCTCAAATTTGGCATACATCATGCTTGGAAGTTACACAGCATCAGCGGAGCTTTAATATGAAAACTTACAAACTTGTTCAAAATCAGATTACAGGTGTGTTGTCAGATTACGCACTTGAAATGGTTGACGGCAACTTTACAGGTGTGAATGTCCACACAGAAACAAACCAAGAGTATCTAAAATGGCTGGCCGAAGGTAACACCCCCGAGCCAGCAGAGGAGCAACAATGAGTCTCATCGGAAACCCGCTCAACTCAGTAGCGTTTCTCACTGATCAGTTCAGCGGCAACGGTTCGACCGTGGCCTTCACAATGTCTGTGGCGCCTGCCAACACGGCATCGGTTCTCGTCGCTATCACAGGCGTCGTGCAAGACCCAAGCACCTACTCTGTGGTGGGTACAACGCTGACGTTCTCTGCCGCCCCTCCAACGGGTACAGCGAACATCTCTGTGCGCTACATGGGCATCCCTGCCAGTGGCGTGACAACGACCGCCTATCGCACTGTGACCGAGTTCACTGCAACATCTGGCCAAACAACATTCAGCGTGCCCAGCTACACGATTGGCTACATCGATGTGTTCCGCAACGGCGCACGCTTGGGTACGGCTGACTACACAGCAAGCAGCGGCACGACTGTTGTGCTCGCCGCCGCCGCTACGCTTGGCGACCTGATTGTCACCGAGAGCTTCTATGTGAGTTCTGTGTTGAACGCGATCCCTGCTACGGCTGGCGCGGTCAACTCGACTTACTTGGCCGACTCTGCTGTGCAGACTTCCAAGCTTGATGCTGCTGCTGTTACTCAAGCCAAGCTCGCTGCAAACGTGGCAGGTACTGGCCCTGCGTTTAGTGCTGTTATGGCATCAAACCAAAGCGTTACTGGTTCCGTAACAACAAAGATTGCTTTTGCGGTTGAGCAATTTGACACCAATAATAACTATGACACCAGCACATATCGGTTTACGCCGACTGTCGCTGGGTATTATCAGTTTAATTTGGGTTTGATTTCAAACTCAGTTGATCTTAGCCAACTGACGCTATATAAAAACGGGTCTGCAATTTATGGAGCATACCCGTCTACAACAGCTGGACTCAATTTAAGCGCAGTTGTGTACGCAAACGGAAGCACAGACTATTTTGAGGTGTATGTACTGACATCTGCAAATGCATCTGTGAGAGACATAGATGTTTACTCATATTTCCAAGGTTTCTTAGCAAGGGCAGCATGATGACACTTTACGACAAAATCAAAGCAATCTACCCTGAGCTGCAAGACGCAGACTTCTTGACCGTTATTGCGCTGCAAAACGACAGCGATGGTCGTGGTGACTACATCGCTAAGTGGGAACACCCAAGCTTGGCCCAACCAACTGAGGAACAATTAGCATGACAAGAGCAGCATCCTTAGCCCAAATGGGCAGCAACAGTTTGACGATGCGCAATCGCATTATCAATGGCAATATGGTCATTGATCAGCGGAATGCGGGGGCAAGTGTTAGTTTTGCAACTGGTACAAACGGATACGCTCTTGACCGTTGGTACATTGACAACGCGACTGATGGGGCATTCACGATTGAGCAAGTTGAAGATGCTCCTGCTGGTTTTTATCAATCGCTAAAGCTAACTGTAACTACTGCTGATGCGTCAATCGGTGCAACTCAAGACTCAGTCATTGGGCAGAGAATTGAAGGTTTGAATGTCAATGATTTAGGTTTTGGAACCGCATCTGCATCAACAGTCACTATCTCATTCTGGGTCAAGTCAAGTCTGACTGGCACGTTTGGTGGCTCTTTGATGAACAGTGCTTATACACGAGCATACCCGTTCAGCTTTACCATCAGCTCTGCAAATACTTGGGAACAAAAATCCGTAACAATTGCTGGTGATACAAGCGGAACGTGGTTAAACACAAACGGCGTTGGTATGCGATTGTCGATATCAATGGCTGCTGGTTCTTCTTACTCTGGTACTGCGAATGCTTGGGCTTCTAGCTTACTGCTACAGCCAACAGGTTCAACAAACGTCATTGGCACAAGCGGCGCCACGTTCTACGTCACAGGCGTCCAACTGGAAGCAGGCACAACCGCAACACCTTTCGAGACTCGTCCTTATGGGATGGAGTTGGCTTTGTGTCAGAGGTATTTTCAGCTTCAATCTGCAGGCGTAAGTGGGGTTTGTTCAAATACAACAGACTTCATTGCGGCTATTAGCTTTACGTGCGTCATGCGCTCACAGCCAACCGCCTCGTGCCCTGCTTTAAGAATTTCAGATGTATATACAAATGCTTGGGTACAAAGCTCACCAAGCGCAGCGCTTAGGACTGCCTCAGTTGGCGCGGTATCTGGCGGCACTTATGTATTTAGTAACTTTTCCGGACTTACTGCTGGCAGGTTTTCTGTAGTTGAAAGTGCTGGCTACCAACCAATTTCACTTTCTTCGGAGCTGTAAATGTATAAACATCCAAAACTTTCTTTTGGTCAAGCCGAAGCAGTTTGCATTATCAGAACAAGCGATGGCGCAAGCATCCCCTTCGACCCCGCCAACACAGACTACCAACAATACCTCAAGTGGCTCGAAGATGGCAACACACCTGAACCTGCTGACGAGGTGGCCTAATGTTTACTGACGACCAAGGTGATCGCAAAGAAACGCCGGACGAGATGAGCATCGAGCACAAGCTCGACCTTATCTTGCTCGAGTTCAAAAAACTAGAGGGCGCCTTTGCGCGTAACGAAGATGGCAGCGTCGACTTCGACGGGCACCGCAGATACCACGAGGCAATGATCAAGGCCGCTGAAGAGCAGGCCGCATTTTGGCGCGAGCTGAAGATCGACATTGCCAAGAAGGGCCTGTGGGGTTTGCTTGTGATTGTGTGCGGCCTGTTCGTTGCTGGCCTCACTGCAAAGACAGGCATCAGCTTGAAGTAATGTGCCAATAGGGACCGCGCTATTCGCCGCGACTACAGCGTTCCAACTCGTCAAAGAGGGGTGCGCGCTGTACAAGGAGGTCAAGGGTGTAGCGGGTAACGTTAAGCAGATCTATGACGAGATCAATGGTCAGTTCGCTGGAAAGAAAGTTTCCAAAGAGCAGGCCAAGAAGATCGAAGAGGAAAAGCAGCGAGTCGCCACGGTGGCCGCTGCAAATCCTGATGATGTGATCTTCAAGATTGGCGATGAGTTGGGCAACATGTTCGACGCATTCGACAGGCTTGAAGCTCTGTTTTGGGAGCAGGAGCGAGAGGCAAAGAAACTGCAATCCGCTGACGTATCTCTGAAGCGAATGGCGCTTAGGCGAATCATGATTCGCAACAAGCTATTGGCCATGCAGGTTGAGCTGAGGGAGCAAATGGTTTACCACTCCCCACCAGAGCTTGGCGCACTGTGGTCACAGTTCGAAGAGATGCGTGAGCAGATTGAAGAGGAGCAGCGAATCGCAAGAGAGAAGCAGGCGCGCGAGGACGCAGCGATGCAACGCGAGCGAGAGGCTTTGATGGAAGAGGTCCGTGTCAAATCGATTGACGCTGGCTTGGCTGTTGTTGGTTTGATTTTTATGGGGTGGTTGTTGTGGCAAGTAAAAAATCAAGCGATAGCACGAGCGTCTTTCTGGCACACCTAATCGTGTTGGCAGTATTGATCGTCGTGTTCTCGTTGACTTTCATTGCCTACGTCGAGACCTTGTGGATGAAAGATGAAATCAAGAAAGAGGCCCGCGAATTGCGCAAGCTCAAAGAGGAAGTAAAGGAGAGACTGAAGTGAAGCATTTAATTTTGTTGGCCATGTTCTTGGCGCTAGTTGGTTGCGAGGATCGCTACCGCTATTACTGCCAAGACCCAAAGAACTTCAGCGCCAAGCGTTGTCAGCGCCCTGACTGCTTGTTCACTCAGGACTGCCCAGACTATCTCGTTGCACCAATCCTTGAGAAGCAGGCGACACAACCACAACCCGTAGCATCGGAGCCATCTAAATGAAGCACCTTGAAATCAAATCAGTCGACGACCTCGTCAAGCTAATTCAGGTTTGCGTGTGGGCTGTCGTCGTGGTCATCTTGATGTTTGTCTTCGGTGGCATCGTGAGTTCATTCCTGTACTCGATCATGTTCGTTGGTCAGCCAATGAAGTCCATGTCACCGATCGACCAAGCATTCACCAAGATGCTCAACGACATCGTGCTCATCATGGCCAGCTCGATCACCACGATCATCAGTATGTTCGCCGTGAACAAAGCTTCGCAGGCAGTCGCCGAGAAGATCGCCCCATCGCTTGGCATCCCACCCAACGCACCGCCCCCACAGGCGCCTGCACCCGTGACCCCTACCTCTGCTATGCCTGACTTCAATTGGATGGGTTCTGCGCCCGTACAGTTCGATGAGGAGTGGCGTGCACCACCACCACCCACCACGCCAGCAGATCACTTGCACCCAGAGCGTGAAGAGATCGCTTACGAGCGCGCAGCCGCCGCCAAGGAGCAGTGATGAAGCGAACGGCCATCACTGTGTTGGTGACCTTGCTGGTGATCTTCGGCATCTACCGCTTCGGTTTCAGCAAAGGCTGGGGTGAGCGCGATGCTGAGATGCAAAGCGAGATCGCCATCAAGAACGAAGAGTCACGCGCGCGCGAGCAAAAGCTCGGTGAGCAGCTCAACCAAACCTCAACCCAATTGAAAGACGCCAATGATGCAATCAATCAAAAACAGTCTGCTCTTGATCGCGCTATCAGTGCTGGCCGGGTGCGCCTCCCCTCCTCAAGTTGCGTACAAGCCAATGCAGGTTCCACCGCTGCCAACGGGAATAGCCAAGCAGGAAGCGAATCTGACCGACAGACTCTCGAGCTTATTGCTCAAATCGCAGCCGACGGCGACCGAGCCATCCTCCAGCTCAACGCCTGCGTCGACGCCTACAACTCAGTCAGGAGCCAAGTAAATGATCAGCGCTGAACAACTCAAACGCCTACACATCAACCCCGACCTAGCGCCCGTCTTCAACGAGACGTTCGATCGCTGGGGCATCAGCACCCCTCGCCAACAAGCGGCGTTCCTTGGTCAAGCTGGCCACGAGTGCGGCAACTTCACCAAGCTGGAAGAGGGCCTCAGTTACGCGGCCGATCGCCTCATGAAGATCTGGCCAAAGCGATTCCCCACCATGGAGATCGCCAGCAAGTACGCCCGCAATGAGAAGGCTTTGGCCAACTTCGTGTACGCCAACCGCATGGGAAATCGTGACGAGAAGTCTGGGGATGGGTATCGTTTCCGCGGCTCGGGTTGGCTCCAATTAACTGGGCACGACAACTTCTACCACGCCGGCAAAGCCTGCGGGTTTGACTACGTGATGAACCCAGATTTGGTTCGCACACCAAAGCACGCCGCCCTCACGGCCGGCTGGTTCTGGGCGACGCACGACTGCAACCGCTTGGCCGAGACTAGCAATTGGGTCGCCCTCACCAAGAAGATCAACGGCGGGACCATTGGCCTAGAAGACCGCATTCGCCACACCGCCTTGGCCATGAATATTTTTGACGCCGGTCCGGTCCTAGCATGATTTGCTTGACCGCGTCAATTGATCTAGAATCCACCTCGGCTATCCACGTCTTCGTGGGGCCGACTTCCCATTGAAAGGCCGACATGGCTACCACTGTACAAAATCCATTTGACACACAGCAGGCGTCGGCCACGGGCAATGGCATCGTAGGCTCTGCTATTCAAAGCGGCTCGCCACCCCCAGCCCCGTCGGTGGCCAGCGAGACCACTGCCCCAGCATCAAACATCTCTAGCGGCCCATCGCCCGCTGCCAACACCACCGCCATGTATGCGCCCACAACGCGCGACATCGATCAACAGACCGGCACAGTGCAGGGTCAGGTCAACAGCATCCTCGCCACAGACAGCCCGCTCATGCAGCGCGCACGCACTCTTGCCACCCAGCAAATGGCTGGTCGAGGTTTGGTGAACAGCTCAATGAATGCAGGCGCAGGCGTGGCAGCAATGACCGACAAGGCTATGGCCATGGGCGCGCAGGATGCCAACGCCTACAACCAAGCCGCCAGTGAAAACGTGGCAGCCAAGAACGTCTCTGGTCAATTCAATGCAGGCGCATTGAACACCGCCTCTCTGCAGACTGGTCAGCAAAAATTCACCGCAGAGCAAACCGCGTTGGATCGCTCACAGCAGACCAACCTGCAAGTCGGCCAACAAAAGTTCACCGCTGAACAGAACAAAGCTCAGCAAGACTTCACCGCGGCCCAAACAAATCTTGATCGTGCGCAGCAAGTTGCATTGGCTGACAAGAGCAACGCCGCGCAACTCAACTTGCAAAAGGCTCAGCAAGATTTCACATCTGCTCAAACTGTTCTCGACCGTGCGCAGCAGACAAAGCTGCAAGACGACCAGCAAGAGGCAGTCGCCAAGCAACAGGTTCTCGACAACCAAGCAAAGCTCGATCAGCTTGGCCTGCAGATTGATGCGAACAAGGCAACCATTCCATCGACGTTTGCGTCGAGCATCACCAACACAGCAATGACTGGCGTCAACGCGATCATGGCCGACGGCGCCATGAACGCAGCTGCAAAGCAGACAGCCATCAGCAACTTGGTGACTTACGCGAACAGTCAGATCTCTTGGGCTGAAAAGTTCTACGGCACAACCATTCCAAAAATCACAACACCAACAGTTAAATGATCTTTCGCAAAGCCAAACTTGATGACATTCCAGCGATTGTTGATATTGCTGTGGAGTCGGTGTCTCAAGATCCTTTGCCACTCAGAATCAATCGCGCCGCGATGGCTGACACCGCAAAGGTTTGCTTGAACCCAGCCCACTTCATGTGGGTTGCTGAAGATGATGGAGTTGTTGTTGCTGCGGTTGCGGCATGTGTGCAACAGGGATTTTGGTTTGATAAGTTGCAGTGCTCTGTGCTGCTCTTCTACACGCGAAAGCCATCGGCAGGTTTGCCTTTGCTTCGCGAGTTGGCTAAGTGGGTGAAGAGTCGTAGTGGCATCAAGCTCGCAATTATTTCGTTGGAGCCAAACGCAGATCCGCGGTTGGTAAAGTTTTTTAAAAAGGTTGGGTTTGACAGAGAGTCAATTCAACTCACGTATGTAAGGAGTGCATCATGAGTAAGGCAGTTTCAGCGGTAACGCGCAGCGTCACCAGTGTCGTAAAAGGCGCAACCAAAATATTGACTGGCGGTCTTGCCGGCAAGGCTCTTGGCCTTGTCAAAGATTTTGCAAAGTCAAAGCTGGGCAAGATCTTGATCACTGCCGCAGTCATTTACTTTGGAGGCGCGGCCCTTGCGGGTGGCTTCAGCTCATCGGCTGCAGGAGGTAGCTTCCTATCGGGGATGGGGACTGGTGTAGCTAATGCTGCGTCCAGTCTATCCACCGCATGGGGCAGCGCAATGTCTGGCAACTTGTCTCAAGCTGGCAGTCAAGTAGCTACCGGCTTTAGCGGTCAAGCTGCAGGCGCCACCACTGGTGCTACAGCCGGCGCTACCGCAGGCACTGCACAACTCGGCACAACAACTGGCAGCACAGTCACTCAAACCGGCGCAGCTGGCAACGTTGGTGT